CTAAGTGTGAAGCTTACATACCAACTACATAAAACAATCAACTAATAGCCGCTTAAACAAGTGGCTATTTTATTGTCATTCATTTACCCGACTTACTGAGTATGAAAAAATCTTTTTTATTTCCATTGACAAGTTACCAGGGAATAAGATATATTAAATGTGTTGAGTTAAAAAAACGATGGCAAATAAAAACGCTATCCCTCCGAAATGCCACCAATTCAAACCAGGGTGGCGGTCTGGGAAGACTAAGAACATCAAACTTCCAATTATTTTGGAATCCGACATCAAAGCGATCGCGCAATGCCTTGATCAAAATCCCAGTATCGCCAATCAAGTTTTGGCATTTGCCAAAGCACTGGCAGAACAAACAGCAGCAAATTAAAGCCCTCGTACTGCTGAACACAGTCGAGGGACAGCCCCTACCATTTCTTAAATCTCTTAGGAGCAATTTAACTATGAATCATTTTTCAATTTTTGTCAATGGGACAAGTGCGCTGTTGCACGCCTATGGAGGTGTGTGATGGGGGAAACAATAAGAGTGCAGCATTCAAAAGATTACACAGTAATAGCCAACGCAGCTATTAGAGATTCACGTTTAAGCTTCAAAGCGCGTGGGTTACATCATTTACTGCTTTCCTACCCTGATGGGTGGGAGATTAACACTGAACACTTATCGGATCAATCCGAATCTGACGGAAAAACATCTGTTTGTTCAGCATTAAAAGAATTAAAAAAGTTTGGGTATTTAACTCGTGAGCAAGCACGAGTAAACGGAAGAATGGCAGGATGGAAATCTGTTATTCGGGAAATACCATCAAGCGAACCAAGCAAAAAAACTCAGAAAGCCCGTACAGCAAGGGTAAAACCGGAATCAGGTTTTCCAGCTACGGAAAATCCGGCTACGGAAAATCCAGCTACGGAAAATCCAGCTACGGAAAATCCAGTACATAATAAATACTTATTCCAAGAAGTATTTAAGAAAGAAATATCTAAAGAAGAAGTATCTAGCGGACTTCCTCCCGCTAAAGAGGATTTAAAACAAGATGGAGTAGAACAGATATCTGTTATTCCTGATTTAAAGGAAGGAATTTCGGGTAAACAGATAAATCCTCATGAAGACCAGGGTACGCCCGCCGCGCCGCTTAAAAATGTATACGCCCAGGCAAAGAATGTTTGGGATTTAATAGATACATTTTTATTAAGCCCTGAACTAGCTGATGCAGTCATTCCTAGCGAGTTAAGCCTCGTTTACAAGGAAAAGAATCAATGGAATGGCTGGCTGTGGCCTTGGCGGTTGAAAACCATGGACAAAACTTTCCAGAACTTTAACCCTGCTGTAGTCCAGAAAATAGCGGCGGACTTAGCCAGACGAGATAAAGCCACGCCAGACCAGAAGTATGGCCACGCCATGGCCACTATTGGGATGTGGGAAAAAACCAAAGGGGGCTGGCAGAATCTTGTGAATTGGTGCGATCGCCCTCAACCCACCCAGTCAGCAAGCAATGACACCGCAGAACCGGAAACAGAGATACCGGAATACTTTTACAAGTGGTCAGAGGATGTGCATCTGATGATTTATGAGAATGACTTTAGGAAATGTCATTCTTTACAAGCGTTTTATGACAAACGCAAAGACCACAAAGCGTGGCTAGTGTTTGCAAAGCAAAAGCATCCCGACTGGGATTGGTCACTCGGTCAGAAGCCAATAATCAAATTTTAAATTCCATCCTTAAATCCAGTTTTAGCAGGAGAAATTACCATGAACTTAGATTTCAGTGCAGATACCCTAATCAACCGTCTTCCTCCCCAAAATATTGACGCTGAAGAAGTGATCCTGGGTGGCATCCTTCTTGACCCTGGTGCAATCGAAAGAGTAATCACAAGATTACCTTGCGAAGCTTTTTATATAAATGCACATAAAACCATATTTAAGTGCATGACAGAATTGCATTTAACCGGCAAGCCGACCGACTTAATTACTGTAGCAAATAATTTAGACGATCAAGGCGTTTTAACTCACATTGGAGGGAGAAATAAGCTTACCACATTAATAGACCACACTGTTTCTGCTGTCAATATTGACGCTTTAGCGGAAATCGTATACGAAAAGTACCTCCGCAGGGAATTGATCAGGGTGTCGAATCAAAATATTAAGCTTGCTTATGCAACAGAAATAGAACTCCAAAAAGTCTTGGAACAGGCTCAAAAAGCAGTCTTTGACCTAAATCTCTCATTATCTGATGAACGCCCGGAATTGCAGCACGTGAATGAAGCTATGCAAGAGATGTATAGCGATATGGAAAAGAAAATTTCTGGGGAAGTCACTCCTATTTCCAGTGGCTTTTATGATGTAGATGCAATGACATCAGGCTTTGAACCAAATCAATTCATCATTGTTGGTGGTCGCCCTGGTATGGGCAAAACTGGCTGGGGCTTAGACGCAGCCTGGAATATAGCGTCTAGTCAGCAAGGGCAACATCGCCCGGTATTTTTCTTTTCGCTTGAGATGGATAAAATACAGTTGGCACGACGACTAACTAGCAGATTAGCCTCTATTGAGGGTAGTTATTTAAAGAACCCAAGAATGATTAGTCAAACTCAAATGACAAGCATTATCACAGCCATGAATACCGCTGAAGAATCTAAGCTATACATCTGTGACCATTCTCAGATGGATATGCTTGACATTACTAGTAGCATTAGGCGGGCAATAGCCCGTACTGGGGAAAAACCTGCTGCTATATTTGTGGATCATATTCACATCTTGGCAGGAACAGAAGAAGACGCTAAAGATGAGCAAAGTAAAATATCCAAAGCGTCTAGGCTTTTGAAAGGGCTGTCATCATCCTCTACTGGGTTCAACTGCCCAGTGTTTGGATTAGCCCAACTTAATAGGGCTGTTGAAGGGAGACAGAATAAGCGCCCAATGCTATCCGACTTAAGAGCGTCGGGATCTTTGGAACAAGATGCGGATATGGTATTCCTCTTGTACCGTGATGAATATTACAACCCTGATACATCAGATAGAGGTATGGCAGAACTGATCGTAGCCAAGCAGCGTGATGGCTGCACGGGTACAGTTAAGCTTCTGTTTGATTCTACCTACACTCACTTTAAAAACTTGTCTCGCCAATCTTATTGATATATCAATAAATGCAAATATTAATCAATTACCCACTTTGATACAAGTGGGTATTTTTATTTGTATATCTATAAACATATTTTTATTCCTATAGGCGTTTAATATTTGATTTTATCATGCTAAATTGGTTCTATCAGCACACAATTACAAGGTGAGAATTTTATGAGCGGAAAACCAAAATACAGCGAAGCTAAGACTCCTAAGCAAATCATGATTACCAATGACGCTAAACAAATTTATAGTGCTTATGCACAGCACATAGGCACTAACAACAATGATCTGATTGAGCAAATGGCACGAAACCCTGATGTACTAAGAGGTCTGGCTGATTTTGTGGAAAATAAAAAATATTTTTCAAAACCACTTGACAACTCTATTCTGTAATGATATATTAGACATAAAAACAAAACGACCGCCCCTCCGACCAAGAAGTAAGCAGTCGCTTTGTTTTTATCCCATACAGGAAAATAGGATTATGACACACCAAAAGTATTCTGTCAAGTTTTTGCTTAACAAGGGCATTAGCTACTGCAAGATGGTAGCTAAGGAACTGGGTGTTACCCCAGAGGGTGACAAAAGACAAGTTTTTACTTGGGCTGACGCTATAGTTGCCCACCAATCCAACTTACAGCTTGTGGCTGAAGTCAAAAATCAAGTAGTCATTGAGTATAATGATGGGTTGGCAGACTGTGACTTAGCAGGGTACAATGTCGTTGATTTAGATGGAAACATCATAAGAGATGGTTTCCGCACTTATTTAAGTGCAGAGTCTTGGGCTACTCAACGGTTTGAAATAGTTGAGCAACAGTCGGTTGCTCAACAGGAGATCGTTGAACTTCTTGAGCAACAAATCCAAGAAGTCACAGAAAAAGTATCAATAATTGAGATAGACTTCGGTTACGCTGAAATCTGTCAAGGTAAAACTGTTGTCGCTACCATTAGTCACAACTTTGACAATGGTAACTGGGAAGTCCAGTTCTCTGACAAATGTGAAAGCTTTCTCACTTACGCAGAGGCAGAAGCCTTTGCAATTAATTACATAGATGATGAAAGAGGTAGTGGTAGGATTTTACCTATATCTCAGGATATCGAAGATATCAACTACAATATCGAAGACAATCGGATCATAGATCCACTAGGCGAACGCTACACAGTCCGAGTTAAAGGACATTTAGCCGGCAATATCTGGCTAGATGTTGATAGAGGGTGGACATTGGGTAGCGACTACTATAACGACCCAATGCAAGCCGCCAGATCACTAGTAAAACTGACAAGAAAGGAGTTGGTGTGATGACAACTAAAACCAGAGCTTATCAAGAAGCCTTACAAAATGCAGGTGTCCCTGAAAATCTAGCACGTAACGCAGCTGTAGTATTACGTGGTGACGATTATGGAGTTCCCCGCACTGAGCGGGGGCAGCGAGTAATTAATAAACTTCACAACAGTGCCGAATGAGATTATTCAACTTATGTGAAGAGACTTTGTATATCCACTGTTTTAAAATGGATATACTGGGAATATCGGTAAGCTACCCAGTAGTAAAAACTTCTACATTGCCATTCTTATTTGAGCAATACAGAAGAACTGGGGACACTGATTATCTCCCTTTTTGAATCATCTAGGCTGGGTGCGATGCCTTTATATCCGCACACTTGAAACAATAAATTAATCAAAGAATATTCTAAGAACAAAACAATGACTCAAGTAATGACTCCTGACTTTGAGACTGAAGAATTTTCCGCTCCTACTCAAGAGCGCCCTCCTTACGCTCAAATAATCAATCCTAAATTCTCAAAGAAGGGTATTTTACCCTATGGTTTCGCTTTAACCAAGACTAATGCCGAAGCCTGTTCTTTTAGCCCTCCAGAAGGATGGGACTTAATTGAGCATGAGTTTGCATCCAAGTCGGTAGAGAAGATTCACATGAGTTTGCATCCAAGGCTAGTGATCCTTGCAAGAACACCAGTCTATGTACTGGCTAGAGAAGGTAAAACCTTTTTAGGCGAACTAAAAAGCATTACTGACTACTGGGAAAATAAAAACAACTACATCACGAAAAATTACGCATGGTGCTTTATCTTGGATGATAAAAATAAACCGTGCCATACTATTCCGCTACTAATTAGTAGCACCGGTTCAAGTGGGGCATCCTTTAATTTGGCGTGGCTACAATATGCCAATCCAAAAAAACAGCAGTTACGGGGGGGGTTCTGTCGTGACATGGAAGTGCTTTATGCAAAAGCACGGAAACAAGAAACAAAAGATATGGGTGAACTGTTTCATGCTCACTGCGTATACCAGCCTGTGTTTGAAGCTGATGAGCGTGGCACTCCTCCAAACACAGCTTTAGTGGCTGCTGTCAGTAAATACCAACCAGCAGCGATAGATTTACTCATTCCCAATGGGAGTGATTTAAGCAACTTGATTAAAGTGTCAAGGGAATCAGTGAAAGATTGGCGACCCCGTGCAGCCAAACAGGAAACCACTGTTGCTATTCAACCAAACGATGAGGTTAGTAGCGAATACGACGAATTTCCTCCGTACTAAATAATTCAAAAAGGTAGGTGCGCCGGCAAGCAAAACCTACCTTTATCACAAGGAAAGTGACTGTGAAACAATATCAAGTTGCATTGCTATTAATAGCAATCTTAACAATTCTTAATATTGCCAGTCCCACACTGGCAGCCCGTGACGATCAAACGGGAGATTGTGTCAAACAAGGAAAATGTAAGGATTAAAACAATGGAAAAGATGAAATTCGGCTGGTGGTATGTGCAGTATGCTTTTACTTATGAACCCATGAAAGCGTTCGGAGTCTGGGAAGATGAGTTTAAGCAACAATTCCCACAATACAGTACATACTCCACTTTGGAGATGGTAGATGTTTATGCCGACTGCTGCTATCAGGGCTTAATGCCTAAAAACTTTTTAGTATCTATAATAGATGCAATCACATTTCCTTTGTTTAAGTTTAGGCGGACTTTCTACTTCTTTGTGATTCTTAAACACAAGATAAGCTACAGAATCAGTAAGCTTTTTAACAACAAACAGACAGAGATTATTGATATTGATGTTAGCAACTGGGAATAGAATATTGTAATAAACGAAACCCGCTACAGAGCGGGTTTTTTAATGATTTAATTAGTTGCGATCGCCCATCCTTTAGCTGCAAGCCACGCTTTAGCCTGTTGTCCTGTGATTCCAGCGGTAAAATTGTAACCAGTTTCATTCACTTGAGAGAGATTAAATTCCCAAGCATTAGCACCCCATGTAGCTCTTCTATTTGTAGTCCCAGGGACAGCATTAGTTCCCCCTGATAAAGTAAGAGAACCGCCATTGACTGCTAATATCTTAGTCGGGTTATTGGCTAATCCCGCCGCTATGGATATCAGGATATTGTCAACGCTTTCTTGGTTAAGTTTGCAACTTCTCCATGTTTCCTGGAATGTAGTTGCGGCTCTAAAATCCATGGCTGGAAATGTTACAAGATTTGAACATCCACTCCAAGCAAAAGAGAGAATATTCGCTTTAGATAAATTTACAAAAGGAAAACTAGATAATCCTGTGTCCCCAAGCCAAGTACTAGCAGCATTCTGAACATTTCCAAAATTCAAAACAGGAAAAGAAGTTAATCCAGCCATGCCAAACCAAGCCTGTTGTATACTGGTAGCACTGCTAGTATCTATATTTGGAAATGTCGTTGGCCTTATCATCCTACGCCAAGCTTGATTGAAGCTAATGACATTACTGGTATTAATTTGAGTCCAAGATGATAAATTGTTAACCTGTTGCATTAAAGGATTAAGATAAAGGCTGCTGAACGTTTCAACGCAGAAATCCATAATCACATTAGTTAACGTCAATGAGTTAGAGCCTTTGATGCTCAAATAACTTACAATCCTACTATCTTCATCTAAAGTTGGTATTCCTTGAAAAAGAATTAATCCAGTCAGAAGATTTGAAGTCCCACCAGTGATCTCAAATGTTCTATTGCTACTATTGCTAGGTATATTAATGGGTAAAGGTAATACGTATTTATCCGTTGCAACATACAAAACTCCATTGATTTCTGGAAAATTTGCAGTGATAGAAAATTGCAGAAAAGAATTATTAACTCCACTTAAACTCGTACAATTAATCCCAAAAAAGCTATTAAAAGATGTGTAAGTGGGTTGATAAGTAAGGGTCGTCTGAGTAGCATGAAATTGATTTAAGCTTCTATCTAGCCATCCTGAGATTTTATTATTTGCATCTTTTGTAATAGTGATTGGGAGAGAAGCATCAAAGAATATAACAAACTTGGGGATTAAGTCTGTAATATCAGCCGTCTTGTTAGTTTTAATTGCTAGCTTCATGTTAAATTAAATATTGGTAAATTGATCGTGTTCCTGTAGATATATGAATATCAGACGGAGATGTTAAAGGAGCAAGCACCCCTGAAAATTCATAATCAAATACTACAGTTGCGGTAGTTGCATTAATTCCATCATTTACGCTCCCTTTCAATACTGTCACGGAAGTAGCTGTTTTTGAAATAACTATAGATGGAGTTCCCGTAATTGGAAGTGAAACTGCATTAATACATACAGTATCACCTACGCGAATATTGCCAATACTACCACTAATGCTAGTGCCACTCATTACAAAAGTATTTGTACTTGGTATTGATGCCACATTTACACCAGTGCAAGTAACAGCGGACTTAACAGTTTGTACTGCTATGGTATAAGTGATGTTGTTGCCTGATATGCTTTTAGTAGGAGTACCAGATATTCTCCTAAGCTGCTTTGAATCATTGTTAACCCTATGTTTTACCAAGATGAATTGATTAGCAGTTAAAAAGTTGTCTGTATCCGTTGTGATACCTGCGGTTGATGAAATAGTCAGAGTAATAGTACTACCGCTTATGGTAGCTGAATCACTCCGTGAAGGATTAAAAAGAAATCCTGATACTAAAGATGAATAATTACTTAATCTGGATATGAAAGAATTACCTCCAGAATTTTGTATGCCCCACCCATAAAGCAATGCTGCTGATTGTTGAGCGATCGCTAAATTAGTCAATAAAGTGAAGTGATTTGTTGATGTTAGCGCAGATCCGGAGAACCCATGAGTAGTGGTGTTTCTGGGAGAGTTGAACATCAGTCGGAAATTTTGGAGGGATTCAAAACTGTCTGTATTCCAGGTTACTCCTTCAGGAATTTCAAGTAGCTGTAAATTTGGGAATGCTACGAGTTCAAAAGTTGAGGTAGTGTTTGACGATTGTTCAAGATACCGTAAGCTTGACAGCGCTGCCATGGTATTCAATGGTGTAGTAATATCATGATTACCATGCAGGTATAAACTATTTAGATTTGCCGGGAAATTACTCTTACCCAGTGTCCGCCCCTCTGTACATCCCCTGATTTCTAATTGAGTTAGTGCGGTCAGTAAATTTATTGATCTAGACAAAGAACTCTCTGCTCCTATCGCTCCGTTTACAAATTGCAATCCAGTCAAATCAGCTAGTGAATTGAAAGCTATTTTAATTACAAATGGAATTGCCGTATAAGGTTCTGGAAGGGCGAAGTAATTAATTGAAGAAGCAGCAACATCTACCACTTTATTTGGATACGAGACTGTACAGGCATTAGTTGTACGGACTGCAAGATAAGTTAATGGGCTTTGAGCAATTGTTGTAGAAGCTAATCTACCTGGATACCGTGGCACTGTACTCGTTAGTCCGTTGCACAAGAAATAGAGTTCTTGCGTGTAATTTGGAGTTGGTAGCGTGTATCCACTAGCACCACTAATGCCAATATCGCTAACTTGGTTTCCCGCGTATCCTAAAGCAGCAACAACATACAATGGACACGAAGTAATGCCCATAATACTTTCTAATATCAAGCTGTTCCCGCTATAGTATGAAGCTGTTCCATTTTTGATTACGATACGCAAAGCAGCAATATCAAATGTTCCAGTTACTTGTACAAGAGTATTTTCGTGAACAATATACAGCCCATCAGTAGCTGTAAAAGGATTGTTTATAAATCCATAAGCGATACTTTTAGCAATAGTATTGATGTGGGTAGCATAGAGCGGTGGTTGCCCCACGGTAAAGCCACAAATAGCTGATAAAGGCTTGCTGACATCATTGTTTTTAAATCCAAACTCAAGCACAGCATCACCACCATCAACACGCAGATTTAAAACCCGCCATTGTCCACTCGATTCATTAAAAGGATTGTTGTAGCCTGTAACGGGTACGTTCAGACTTACTACACTAGCTTCGGCACTCCCTGAAGGCTGTGTATATCTGTACACAAATAATTCATTACTTGCTTCTGTTCTTGTTAAAGTGTTATTTGCCATGATTTTTTAATTTTGCCCTATTATTAATGATACTGTCGCTGATCCTGGATTAGAAAAATGGGATGATTCAGATCCATAAGTAGCGGCTAATCCAGTAGTTCCATCCAGCCAAATAATTTGCTCGGTCAGCAGACTTAAATTTTCTCCAATATGTTTGAGGAAAATCAAGATTAAGTCTTGGGCGATTGTAGCCCCGTTCAAATTATAGGATGTGCTGAAAAATTCCCTGTATTCTTGGAAGAACTGCTCTAAATATATTTGGCTATTCTTACTAGAAATAAAGCTACAGACGATATCACCTAAAGGTTGTAGCCCCGGTAAAATTATTGCCGTAACTGCACTACTTAAAAGATTTCCTTTCAGCGTGCTTGTGGGACTAGATAAAGTCACAAATGTTCTGTCAAAAAGTAAATCTTTGACATTCCCATTACTGTCATACAAGTATGCGTTGCCATCAGTATCAGTTATTAATCCTATGGTGTTTGCGCTTAATTGCTCGGTAATGGTGGTTGGGGTAGCTGCGTTCAAATCTCTGATATCTAGTGATTTTGTTGTACTACTCCCTATATAAATTATTTCAGCAGTATCTACAAATGCCAAAGAATCAGGATTTACCATTGTATCAAAGGTACTAGCACTATCTACGGCATAAGTTGTACTTGATCGGGTATACCTATAAACTTTATTGTCCCCACTAGCTACGTACAAAGAAGCTCGATTATGGATTATGGCATTAGGTGTACTGGTGACTGATAGTGTTTGTGATACTGAATTGTCAATAATGACAGAGATGCTATTACCAGTACGATTAGCACAAAATACCCGTCCATCTCCCACAGCCAAATCTCGCGGATTGTTGCCTACAGTAATTGTGCTGGTAAGGGCTATGGCTGTAATATCAGCAATACCCCAAACAGTGACTTGATCATTTCCAGGATGGGAAACATAGAGAGTATTTCCTGATATCACCACATCATGGCAGTTGGTTTTCCCTGTTACCACAGAAGCGACAATCACCCCTGTAGAACCGTTGATGATTAAAATATCGCTGCTATCCGTTTGCGTACCAAAAATTAAATCTTTACTAGCGTCAAACCAAATATTATTCAGTGATACATTAACCACCTTGACCGCGACCTGGTTGGCAATAGAAACAAAATATAGCTTATCGCCACTAATCAAATAAACTAAATTATTTGGGTCATATTCTTCTCTCAAGCTAGGTTTAAACTTCAGACTGTCAATGTTGCTGCTAGTGAGTTTTAATCGCCTAAAAATTATCTCCATTGGCACATCAGACACCGCGTTTAAATACTTAAGAAATATCTTCGTATTGTTAGGCTTATCTATGTACAATTCTTTGGTTAAAACTGCAAAAGCAAATACTTCCTTGGATGGGATTAAGGGCAAAGTATTAGAGGCTGCGCTAAATAATTTTAAAGGTGCAGCATCAGCCCCCAATTTAATCACAGAACATCCGTAGCGACTAAGAATACCTCCTGTACTTCCTGATGTTTCAATCTCAAAATTAAAAGGTAAAGGAATCGGACTTCTTTCAATGGATGGCAAGTATTCACTAGTGGGAATATCTGCGAATAATATCCATCTATGTCGTCCATTCTGATTGTTATCTTGCGCGTAAATATAAAATCTAGCACCGCTACCGTCGAAGCTCCCTAGTTCAATTGCAAACATTGTTACCAAGGAAAAATCAACTGTTAACCCTGATACACCAGTGCCATCTAATTTATCTTTAAAAGCGCTTCTCCCATAGCTATTTTCAGCGGTAATTCCATCAATCGTAAATCTTTGAACGATAGAAATAATATTGTCTCGAACCTGAATAAACCAGCCAGATTGATAATTAAATAAACCAGCTTTGAAGGTCACGCCATTGCCGATAGACGAAGCCTCCATCTTAATGCCAAAGCTGATGAAAATATTATTTGCAGCATCACAATCAAACAACTGCTTAGACGTTAATACCACATATTTTTTCTGAGTTGTGGTACTGTTCCCAATAATTAATTGGGTAGCGTTATCCTTGTATTCGGTGTAAGATTCTATCCCTGTATAAGCAGCGGTCAGCCCTACACCCACTCCCCATAGTTTTTGGCTACTGGGAGTGTTTGCTTCATTAATTAATGATAATCCAATATCCCATTTAGTTGAGTCTGTCCCATATCCATTTGTGTCGGCAAATAGCAGTATTCGCTCATCCTGAATGGGGAATCCAAATTGGCTAGAAGACACTTCACTATCAGGTAGATTAGCAGAGTTTTTTCTTCGCTGAATCCCAATGAAATAATCATTAGCCAAGGTAACGCTATAGTGTCGGCTGTCTGGATCTGACAAAGGTTGTGCGCCTGTGTCCTTGGGGTCTGATCCAAAGCCTTCAGGAAAATAAATCTTCTGTATTTCTTCCATTATTGCACCCCATAAATCAAGGATACAGAAGCGATCGCATTGGTATTAGCCACTAAAGATCGACAAATAATTAATAAACAATCACCTGGGGTGTCGTCAGTGATTGGTGTTTCTCCTCTTCCCAAAAGTTCTCTTTGCGGATCAAAAATCTCTAATAAGTCAATGTCCACAGACTCATTTGCTCCTATATAAAATGCCCCGATCAACTTTCCAGAAATGCCGCTAGGATATCCTGAAGTAGAAGCAATTGTTCCTGTGAATGTTCTAGTTGTAGCCACCACTTTCAAATGATCGCTCACAGATTGCCCTAAATACCATGAAGTATTACTATTATTAAGTGATGATATCTGAGCCACAGGACACTTGATAAAGTAAAGTTCTGTATTCTGAGTAGAAGAAGCCATTAACTTATAAGGATATACACGCGAGCGCTGTGGCCTTTTAGCAGCTATTGAGCTATTCCAAATCCAAGGCTTGACCGCTAAAGCTAACATAGGATGATAAGTGCTATTGCTTACGGTTACGCCAGTAGCACTAGTAGACTCAATCTTGGCAGGACGCGGATCACCTCCATCAATCCAAACGGACACACCAAAGCGACGTAAAAAAGCATTAGTGTCAACACTGGTATTTCCTGCTCGTTTACCAATCAAGTACGTAACTGGCATATCAGGACTGGACATAGAAGCCACAGGTAGCGTGTCCCCAATTCTGATTTCATGCCCTTTAACCCAGCGTGTCCCCCCGTTGTAAGGAGGATTCTGATCTGGCATATAGATTAAACAGCGACCCCCAGAGCCGCCATACCAACTTCGCTGAATCAAAAACATTGCTAAGTTTGCTACTTCATTAAAATATAGGGTGGCGGTGGCACTGGTTACCGTAGCTGCATTGCTTATAGTTATTCCCGTTCCGCTAACAAGCCTGATGACTGTTCCTGTCGGTATTCCTGCCCCCCTGACACTCATCCCGACTTTTAGCACTTGTGTCGTCCCATCGGTAGTGCTGCAAGTTACAGTCGTTGAAGCGTTGGTTGTAGTGCAGCCTGTAACTTCATAGCTAGTAGTAATTGCTGATACTTGTCTAGCACTAGTCCCTCTAGAGTTATCAATTCCAGGAATCCCGTCCCCTGCTAATCCAGTGTATTTATCACAATTAAATGTGCTTTGAGTTGGAACTACACTTGTATAAGCTAAGTCCTCCCAGGTGTCTGCATCAATATAAGTAGTATTCTGTCCATCTGAACCAACTAAATAGCTAGGACGATAAAGCGGGCTATTGCCAACCAATACACCTGAAGTGCTGGAGGTAGACATACCCGCTACTACGTCAGCCGTGACTCTTGTTGCAGAAGGGACTGAAGATGGTATGGCTGATGTCCGCCTAAAGAAGTATAAATAATTGTCCCAAGGGCGAATAGTGGTACTGCCTAAGTTTGCTCCTCTATCTTTTGTCATCAGCCGCCACCCATACCCATCACGTCGGGTAAATTCTCCCCATTGAATGATAGAGTTAGCGATCGCCGGTCCCATAGCCACTTGTACGGCTTGTGATATGGATATCTGTTTTCCGGGCTGATACTTAAATGCAAATTGTGTTTGGTGCGTTGAAAAGTTACTAGTTGGTGGTACTGTCAATTCAATACCACCAATACTAGGAATATAATTTACGTTTCCCGTGTTGGACCAAACATTCAAATCAATCCCATAAGAAGGGAGTTCCTGTAACAAAAACTGCCTACGCTCAGTGGTTTCAAAACCAAACATAGATTCGCGTACTTCTGAACGTGAAGTTGCCGCATCCACCACATATAGTTCTGCTTGATCCGTGGGTAAAGTTACTGAAATACTTTTATCTGCAGTTTTTCGACCGGGTTCAATGGGAATAGATCTAGAAACAATTACATCAGGCATTATATTTCTCCTAAGTATTACAAATAACTATAAGTCACTCCAGTGATCCGACAAAGAAACTTTGCCTTGTATCAATCTTATCGTATAACCATCAGGCTTTCGACAAATCACGTCGTACCCGTATGTCCCGGACTCTAAAAATTGAGTATCTGCCGGATCTATTGCCAAATAAAATGAATCAAAAGGCGTGTTTCCATGCCAAGCGATCGCATTCTTGGGGATTGGTGATGTTAGTGCATTTACAGGAATAGAAGTTCCAAGATGAGCTACAACAGTGGAAGTAATAGCTTTTCCGACATATTGCCAGCCGTCACTGGTTCTAATAGCAAAGTTCAACAAAGCCCCTGCTTCAATTCCCATAGACAAAGCTGACACTGTGATAGCAGTAGCACCACTAGCCGCTTCTGCGCTAACAATAATAGTTTGTACTCCTATCCTGGCTGAAGAGCTACTGGCGATAGCGTTAGCCGTTGTACCTATGATTGACCCTTCGCCAACAATTAAATCCTGTGATAGGACAAATGATTTAGCAGTAGTTCCTTCAAGAAATACCAAAGTATTCCCTGCTGGTACAGTAGCAGGTGATAAACTTACAGATCCGGCTGAAGTTGAGCTATTATTTGAAAGCGTGATAGCCCCAAGTGTTGCAATAGGTACAGCAGTGAATGAAGCTGATGATAAAGACCTTAAAAATAAGCGACCTTCGCTGATTGACCGAGTAGCTGCATTAGAGCATACTAAAGTAGAGTCCGTAACTGCCAATACTTTTGAAGCATTGATACCAGACCCTTCTAAAGTGATTAAATCTCCAGCACGAATACCACAAGCACTTAAAGCCTGAAACTTATCGTGAGTGGTGGGATATTGCCTTAATAGGATTGTGTCACTCCCTTGAGTAGTGATACCTGTGAAGCCTTGTAAAAGGTTATATCCAGGTGATAACTTTCTAATTTCTGCAAATACCAAACAACCACGAAGATCGAGGTTATAGTCTGCAATAGTTACAGAAAACTGGGCGGACTCTCCTTTTTTAAAATTCAAATCTAAAACAGCGGTATCAAACTGTGGAGCTAATTGTGGAGTCGAATCTATTGTCATAAGAATCTTTCCAATATATTAATAGAAGATTGACTAGGCTCGTTAATATGTGTGTTGTAATTGATTATCAATTGTTTATTCTCCATCTGTAGCTTATTATTATCTAATTGTAGCTTATTATTATCTAATTGTAGCTGTGCATTACTTAAAAATAACTGCTCATTACTTAATTTTAGTTCCTTTATCTCTAAACCCAATTGTTCTTTGTCTAGACATAGCTGATTGTTAGCTAGTTTGAGTTCCTCTATTTCTAAACCCAATTGTTCTTTGCCTAGACATAGCTGATTGTTAGCTAGTTTGAGTTCTTCTATTTCTAAACTTAATTGTTCTTTGCCTAGACATAACTGATTGTTAGCTAGTTTTAGTTCTTCTATTTCTAAACTCAATTGTTCTTTGCTTAGACATAGCTGATTGTTAGCTAATTTTAGTTCCTTTATCTCTAAACCCAATTGTTCTTTGCTTAGACATAACTGATTGTTAGCTAGTTTTAGTTCTTCTATTTCTAAACTTAATTGTTCTTTGCTTAGACATAGCTGATTGTTAGCTAATTTTAGTTCCTTTATCTCTAAACCCAATTGTTCTTTGCCTAGACATAACTGATTGTTAGCTAGTTTTAGTTCTTCTATTTCTAAACCCAATTGTTCTTTGCCTAGACATAGCTGATTGTTAGCTAGTTTTAGTTCTTCTATTTCTAA